GTAATTGTTTTTGCTCTTCATCTGGCTCTAAGTCTAAGAATATTCCAAATTCGTATAAATGTAATTCAGACATCTCTTCTAATGTAGCAACGTTATGTGCTCCTATAGCTTGTATAAACGCCTCTTTTGTTGGAGAGTATTCTATAATATCAGAAATTCTCAAAGATAAAGCTTCACAAACCTCTGCTGATAAAAATAATCCAGCGTTTAATATATGTCTTGTAGCTGTGTTTGAATTTGCAGCTGCCATCTTTTGTACGCCAACTAAAGATCTTTCATCTGGAGTACTACCATCTCTAGCTTCATTTAACCCGGTTGTATCTCTAATCATCTGCAGATAGTAGTTATATGTCCCGATTAAACTCTGCATTTTTTGACCACCACCACTAGGTATTTCTTGAATAGGTATCTTACCAGGATTCTGGTCCCCATCAGAAGTAAAACTTCTACCGATAATACTACCGGTTTGAAAATACATATTTAATGCTTCTTGTGGATTGTAATTAGTACCATTACCTAAATCAATCTCTGCTAAACCATCAGCGTCTAAATATATACCATCAGGAGTCATTCTAGACATCACCTGTTGGAGTTTTAAATGTGTAAGCTGTATCATATCAGCAAAACCAGTAATCCTACTTACAAGTGATTCTATTTTACCGTTGTACATTCTAGGCGCTACTATAGAATAGTTCATTTTAACTTTTGTAAAGTCACTTTTAGAACGCATCATGTTTCTAGCTTTTTCCCACTTAAGTAATTTATCAGTTCCTAGTATTAAAGCTCCCTCGTATAAGCACTCTATTTTTCTATCTAACTTTTCAAAACCACCTTCTTTATTTCCAGGTGGATTAAACGTATCGTCTTTTTCTATTGCTTTATCTCCTCCAGTTCCAGTTTCTTTCATTTTATAAACTTCGCTCATGAAAGTTTTGTAATTAAAATAAAGAACTGTTATTTTATTTTTATCGTCATCGTAAGCGTTTTGTCTACCGGCTCTAGTCCTTCCTTTGTAATTGTTTTTATCAATACTCTCTAAATCTTCTTCTGTTAGATTTGGAAATTGTTTTATTAGTTCGTTTATAGGTATTTCTTTTACTTCTCCTACGTAATATATATCCTCAAAATAAGGTGAATCTGTGTAAGAATATATCAGGTTGGCTGGATCAACATAATCTATAGTAACTCCCTCTGATTTATTAAAAGAAGTTTTTGTAGCAGCAATACCTAAAACAGTTAAATCGTAATATGTTCTTTTCTTTATTAGATCATATCTATTACCTCTAAGTAAAACATCTATAGCTTGTTCTTCAGCTATCTCAACAGCTTGCTTATAATTCAATTGCATGTGTAAAGCTAACTCATCTTCATTTTCAGGGAGGTCTTCTTTTTTGTTCTCATAAAGATCCATGTTCATAAGGTTCTGAGCCATTTCATTAAACTCAGCGGTATCCATATCTTTTTGTATAGACTCCATATACTTAGTTCTCTTCTCAACTCCAAATGGATCTTGAGAGTAAGCGTTAACCTTGAACAATCTTTCAGTCATACCATTCACAACAATGTCAACAAACTTAGGTATTATCGGGACTGGTTTCCAATCTAAATTAAGATAGGATAAATCACCGTTAATAGATAACTCATCCTTATACTTCTGCGTACCCTGTTCTCCTCTAGCGTATAAACGTAGTTTATGAAAGTTGTTAGTATCTGTTAGATACCTATTGTTATTATATCCAGAATCATTAAACCACTCGTTCTCTATGGCTTGAGCTACTTTTAAACCATATTCTTCGCTTAGTTTCTCTTGATCACTAACTATTTGACTTGGGAAGTTTGCGTTTCTCCTCATATTATTCTTTAATTAATCTTGATGTGTTACCCTTGTTTTGATAACGCCCTACATTTAAACTTATAGATTGTTTTTCAATTTTTGCATTTGGAGCATATAAATTTCTATTACAAGCCATTATAGCTAAACCAGAACTTATAGACGCATCAAATTTTGTTCTTTTATTTATATCAAAACCAGCCCAATCATTAAGTGTTCTATTAAAATACATAGATCCCCACTCTTGATTTCCTAAGTCCCCAACATATTGCTGTATATACATCTCAATAGCAGCGGCATGTGCTTGTTTTATATCTTCACTTGAATTTGGTATTCCACCTATCTCTTTTTCCGTTACCGATAACTTGTTCCAAAGTTTATCTGGTCTGTTCATAGAGAAGCCTCTATATCCTCTTCTTCTAAAATGGTATAATAATCTAGGTTTGTTATTCTCACAAAGTAATGGCATTCCATAAAACACACAAGCCATTAGTACGTCTTCAAAAAATATCTCTGCTGTTTGTGGTCTAGCTACATATTCTAAAAAGAAATGATTTGGCGGTGCGTCTTCCATGCTAAATTTAGTTAAACCGTGTAAAGCTCCGTTTGATCCTCTTTTATCAACTGTTCCACTAATATCATAACTATCACAACCAAAAGCTCCCATGTGTTCGTTTGCAGGATACTTGATACCGTTTTTTAATATTATTTTATTTTGTAAGTTTTGAGGTGGAACCCAACTAATTTTAAATCTTCCTTTTGGGTCTGGGTAAAATATAACTTGTGTGTCTTTAATACCGTTCACCCATTGAAAATTACCTGTATTGATACTAACCCCCATTCCATCGTTTCGATCTATTTGGTCGTATATTCTAACCAAGTTAAATATACTATTTCTAGTCTCATCTCTAAAAGCGTGTTCTGTGGTTCTTGGGAATTGTCTGTAAAATTCGTTTAATCCATCTTGATCAGATTTCAACCCATCAGCCTCATTAGTCCAGTGTTCTATTATACCTATATCAATTAATTCACCATCTGGTCCGAGCACATCATTATCCGGATTATCGAATACTGGATATCCGAACTCATCAATAAAGCCTTCGTAGTTCCACTCCATTGGGATAAAAAGAGAATATAAACCAGATTTTGTTTGTCCATTTTTATTTCTTGAAGTAACGTCTGAGGCATTGTATAATTTCTTGAAGTTATCCCCACCTTTATCTAAGGCGTTAGAAGTTGAACCCATCATGCATTTACCAACTATTCTACTACCTAACCGTAAACATGTTTTAGTAACTCTCCAGTTGTTTAATATATTGTCAGGTCTCTCCCATTTACCACTTTCATCGTGCACTAGTAGGTTTAGTTTCTCTCCATCGTAGCTATTGTCTCCAGTGTTTTTCCAATCAATAGTTGTATCTAGTCCTTTTATCTCTTCTAACTTTTCGTTAGCTGTAATCTTTTTTCTAGTAAACTTACTAGCTGGTACTCTATATGCTAATTCACTTTTAGGACGATCCATACCGTCTTGTACTGGCTTGAAAAAGAATGGATAGTTTATACTAATAGGTACTACTTTATCTGTAAACATCTTCTTTGCATCAGCTCCACTCTTAGATAGTATACCATATCTACTATCACTTGATATAGTAGCTAAATTAACTGTTTCAGCTGATGACATAAAAGAAAATCCTGAACGTCTGTTTTTAAGGTAACAAATTCCGTAACATCTTTTATCAGCCTTACAAGCTTCCCAGAATATATAAAACAATCTGTTTGCTTCTCTAAAGTCTGGAGCTCCTACGTCGATCTTGCTCCATTGTAAGTACATATAGTGTGTACCAGTTATCCAGGTTGGTTTACCGTTGTTTGTAAACCAGAATCCTTCCTCTCTTCTTTTGAACTCTGTATCTATATAATCGTACCATTGATCCTTTTGTTCATCTGGATAGTTCCTCCAATCGAATATATTTTTAATCCTACTTAGTTCTTTAGGATACTCTTGTTTAACCCACTTGTTCTTTTTGTGTTTATGTATCTCTTTAGGTGGTTTGGGTAGCGCTATAACTAATTTTTGTATTTCTATGATCTCACCAATAATACCATTGTGAGACAACACAATTAGATCGTGTTCTTTATTGTAACCATACTTCCACTTCTTACCTCTGTTCATTCTGGTAATAGTAGTCTTCTGTATAGGTTCTACTGTCTTAACTAAACTTTGCTTGTACATTACTTAGATCTACCTTCTGCGAATCCTTTAAATACTTTTTCCTTTCTCTCTTCAGGTGCTTTGCCCTCAAGTAGGTTCTCTTCTTCTTGAATTCTTGTAAGTATTTCGAATGCGTCAAATATTGCTAGTTTTTTAGTAGCTGCGGCGTTCTTTAATCTATCAGCAGTAATATCATCTCCAGAATCTACAATAGCCTCTTTAGCTACTTTGATTAACTCTTCCACTGCTTTGTGCCCAGCTTGGATTATACTCCTCTTCGTTTCCTTGATATTCATATTTGATTGTAATAAAATTAGATAAAACTCGATATAGTCTCTCGCCATCGACGAT